AATATATATCAATCAGATATCGAAGATAACCGGTAAAGAGATAAAGCGTGTAGATTCAATCACTGATATATATAGCCAGTTACGAAACAAGTCGCTGATGAAAAAACCCGTTATCTACATAGTTCGTGATGATAAAGAACTTATGACGAATGAGAAGATACAGCAACAGATTGAGAGCGTGTTAGCTGATAATATGCTCATACACGTGCTTACAAGCGTTGATAAGCGCACTAAATACTATAAAGCGTATAAAGATACTATCGTTGAATTTGAAGCGTTAAATGAAGCGATTTTGAAGAAGTACATAAAGAAGGAAATCAATCTGTCAGACAAGAATTGTTCTATTCTGATAGAGATATGCGAACACGATTACGGTAGGATTCTGTTAGAGATTGATAAGATAAAGAGGTATGCACAAGCACATCCAGAAGAATTTGATGATGTTGGATTTGATACATATTTTAAGAGACTTATGGAAGATGGAACAATATATGAACCTCCATATGATGCTATCTTTGATTTAGTGGACGCAATACTCGACAGGAAAGTAAATAAAGCATTTAACCTATTACAGCAATCATATGCAGTAGGTGAAGCAACGATGGTTATGTTGTCAGTTCTTTATACTAACGCAAAAGCAGTTTTACAAGTACAGACATACGAAGGAAACAATTTAAGTAAAGCTACAGGATTAACCTGGTTTCAGATAAAAAACGCTAAAGCGCACGTGAACAAGTACAGCGAGGAGGAGCTAATCTACATAGTTCAACTGGTACAGAAGATTGAAAGTGGTATTAAGACTGGGCGAATGGAAGATGAGTTTGCTATGCAGTATTTATTGACACACATAATGTGAGGAATTGCTATGATTGAAAGTATAGATGCGAGAAAACCGCACAGAGTATCAGAGGTGATATGTGTTAGATGCGGTAAGCGTTGGATATCTATTAGACCGGAAGGAACACTTCTGAAGCATTTAGAATGTGAAAATTGCGGTGCAGGATATGTAATTGAAACAGGACAAATTTTAGATGTTGATTGGAGGTGATACACAATGAGTGTGATTAACAGAGAGGATGCCATAACCGAGTTAATGTCAATACTTCCGAAACTTGACCGAGGACTCATTCATTGGACAGGCGTTAAAGCTATGCTAGAAGCACTACCCCCTGCACAGTCCGAACGCAAGACAGGGCGGTGCAGAAAATGTGCCCATGCTGTTTGTGGGAGTCCTTATGATGGTGATGATGGATGGTGTTTGTATGCGTATGCGGAAGAAGGAGAAAATAATGATAATAGCAAGTAATGGTAATGTTTCGGTGCATGGTGATAATGTAACAATATTGGCAGAATTTTGTTCCATTGTCGAGAGTTTATTGATAAAGGAAGTGGCCGACTGGGATAATATTACATTTTGTATGAATATGGTAAAAGAGATGGTTGAAAAATCACAAGGAGGTGATGAAGAGTAAATGGAAGAAAATAAGGAGTATGAATATTGTTTAAGATGCGGTCGTAAATTAAAGAAACCTGAAACAAGGAAGATAGGTTACGGAACAGTTTGTGCCAGAAAAATGAAGGTAGAGGAGAGTCAAAGGTTATTTAGAATAAGACACGAAAATGCCAGTAAGTAGATATATAAAAAAGACCTGCCATACAGCAGGTCTTTATTTTTGTCAAGTAAAAAATCGTTTCTTATTATATATAAGAAGCAAATCTTTTTTAAAATAACGCTTGACAATCATTAGAGTACATGATAATATAGTATCAGATAGTAAATCAGCTATGAACACGAAAGGAGAAAACTATGAACAATTTAGAGATGGGAAAAGTTTATACAGGATGGTATTTTCAGCTGGGTAGAAAGGAAGTGTTTTGTGTATCTAATAAGGTACGCAAAACAACCACACTTCTTTCTAGTATTTTGAAGAAACTGAATATCCCAGATAATCAGGATACCAGAGCCGAGTTAAAATATTATTTGATGCCGGCAAATCTGGAAATTAAATTCTGCCCAGCTATTGCAGAGTTTAATACGCCCGACCATTATTACTATAATATTTTCGGCAAGAATTTTAGTGGTTTTGGTTCTGAAGACATTAACGATGGCAAAACTATCGTTATCAATTTAGAGGAGGGAAAATAATGAGTATAGAGCAGATGTGGGAAAAATTATTAGAGATTGGCGTTTCTGAGGAAACGCTCCGTGTTGTAACTGATATTAACGGTTATTCCGAAGAAACTATGGAAGATATTTTATATGCGGTTGCTGGTGAGCGCAGTTTTGATAATGTGTAAGGAGGCATTGATATGAATAAAATTATGGACAATACTTATTATGGACCGGATAGTGAAATCAATCATTATCCGAAAGCAACTGATGACCGTAGAAAGCGATGTGGGTATGCTTGTTGGTGCAGTACCTGTAGGCATAGGTTATCTGCAAATTATGATTACCCAGGTGAGCATCCCCTGAGATGTACATATGTATTGATGTCGGAGGTGTGGTAATGGTAAAACTTGGTCAGACTACTACTGGAACTAATAAAGGTGTTAAGTATCTTTGGTTAGTTAGAGATTTAGGGTTATATAAGCATCCAGAGTTCCGTAAAGAGTGCTATGTGGTCATGGCATTCAACGGAAAGGGTTGGTGGACTATGTTCAATGGGACATTAAAGCAGTGTCGAGATTTTATCGGCAATGAAACTGTTGTGGAAGTTTGACACATCTACAAAGTTGGGCGCAGGTCATATATGCGATATGCGCCTGACCAGAAGTAGCAATAAATAAATTGAGTTTATTTTTAAAATAGTGCTTGACATATATTATACTACATGTTAATATGTATATGTCAAGTAAATAAGACGCACTCACGAAAGGAGAACACTATGGCAATACGGGATACTTTTAAAACAAAGAGGGCTATGATTGATGCCCTGGAGAAAGTCTTCAATAATATTGATTATCTGGTGAATGACTTGAAGGATACGATTGACCGTAATAATGAAGCCATCAAAGAAGATGGTGTGTCCGATTACCTTAAGGAATCGTATGCAGAATCCAATGAGGATTATGCGCGCCAGCTTAAGGCGTTTGACACCATTACCAAGACCCTGGAGAAGTTAATCTGATATAGAACCAGCACTCAATACTTCCCGAGCCCGCCGGGTAAAGCGGGCAGAAAGGATAAAAATGACGAACAAGGAATTTATTAAGGCATATGTGGATGGATACAGAACCGAGGGAGCACATGGTAGAATGGCGTATAAGGATGGGAGACTCATTTCTTACCGCACCGTTATCTGCGATATCAACCGCAGAGAAAAGACGGCGTATTTTAACACCAAGAAGTATAGCGCAACCACATCGAGGTTACAGAATACCCTGCTGACGATGTTGGAAGCAGATGGCTATACCGTGGAGAAATATGAAGGAGAGGAAGCATATATCTGGGATTATCAAGACGCCCGGTATAGAACGGTAACCGTTGATGATGTGGTATATAATGCCTACGGTGGTTGATATCGTGCGCATACACGTGTATATAATAAGAGGGTTCGCAATCGAGCCCTCTTTTTTTGTTTGGTATGATTATCTATTTTGAATTGTATGTACAATTTATTAAAAAGTCTATACATTCCATTTTAAATTATTTCTTGACAAACGTTATACTACATGATAATATTAATGTATCAAAAGATAGAATCTAACTGAATCAGTAACGCCCCTGCCGTTGTGTCAATGGAGCGGGGACCGTGAAAAGTAAGAAGATTTTATCTACCGTATCTTGAAAATTAAATAAGCACTATGGAGAATATATAAAGGAGGAAAGGTAATGACTTTTAATGAATGGTTGAATGAATTATACGGATGTGAGGTCGATGTATGCGACCTCACAGAGGAAGATGCCGCAGAACTTTATGCTGAGTATGAAAAGGAGGAAAGGTAACATGACAAACGCTATGATTATTATGGCAGAACAGGTAAAACTTCAGCAGAATGGTGTTCTTCAGTTTACTGGACGAATTTTAAAAATGATATCTCCAGCAGGTGATGAAATTGAATATCCAGAGATTCAGCCGATTCATACATATAACGGTTGGAAAGCACGTGGGTATCAGGTGAAGAAAGGACAGAAGGCAATAGTAAAGTTCCCTATCTGGAAATATACGAAAGGTAAGAAGAAGGATATGGATGAGGAAGAGGCCCAGGCAAAAGGATATTGCTTTATGAAAAACAGTGCTTGGTTTTCAGATGCACAGGTAGAACCTATAAAATCTGATGATAGTACCGGGGTTACATCCAATAGGAAAGATTCTGGTTCGCCATATGATGTAAACAGCGCCACGTTTGATGAGGAGTTATATGACAGGGAGCAGGCATAACGCTTGCTCCTAGAAAGGAGAAAATAATGAAACGTTTTTATGTGGTGTATCTATATCAGAAAAATCCAGTATGCGGAACATGGATTACCGCGGACACAAAAGAGGAAGCATATCTTTCGGCAGAGTTTAAGTTAATGTGTATGCTTCCCAATGTGGTTTACGATGACCTCGCAATTACAGATGAAAAGCTGGCATAATCGCCAGCTTTTTAGTAAAAGATAGTAATTGACTATTAGAAGGTGAAGCCCAAAGTTGACGCTCATCTACAAAGTTCGAAAGGAGCATATATATGAGGAAGTATAATTTGGTGGCAGATGTAACGTGTATGTGGCCAGATGGCCATGTGGAGCGGGAGGAGTTTAAGTGTGTTATCAAGGCAGAGGATGAGACCGAAGCAGTTAATCAGTTTATATGCAAGGTCTATGATTTATACGATGAAAAAGAGTTTAAGGTCGAGGTCGATAATGTACGATGGAAAGATTTAGGACCAGTGCCAGTGCATATGTTTGGTACCACAGCAAAGGAAACGCTAACCGTCCGGGAATTAAAAGAGAAGTTATCCCAGTTTGATGATGATGCACCAGTATATATACTGGATACATCAACGCCACTTATGGAACCACAGGCTATCACCAGATTTACCATAGGACTGGAAGATTAGAGTACATGAGCATTTTTGGACACCCAGAAATCGAGGTTCGTTTTATGAAATGAATAACCGATTTCTGGGTGCTTTTTATTGCATAGGAAAGGAAGTCGTTTTTGTATCATATGCCCATAGGAAAAGAGCCGCGGCGGTAGAGAAAATAAGGGGAAAAGGATAGCAATCATTACATTGATAACCATATTAAATATACCACCAGTAGTAAGAATACATATATAGGATATAAACATAGTATAGGGAAAAACTACACGAGGAGAAATAGTTCCCGCAGGCACGGAAAACCGAAACGTTTCGGGGAAATTTTGTCCGCAGGACGAGGTCAGGTCGTACCGTAGGCTGGGTGCTATCGTTTTAGGGACGCGGTGAGATAGCCTTGAGGACGAGGTCATGTAGTTTTCAATACTACATCGGTTAGACGGCGCTAACATGACCAGCGGACGAGGTGAGGTCGTATGGCATACTGCCTCATGTAGTATCGAAAACTATGTGTGGTAGTGTGCTATACTAGGTTGGGCATGTAGTAATGAATACTACATGAGATAGTATTCGGAGACACCAAATTCAGCTCCTGACTTAAAAACTACATGATATAGTATTGAAAACTACATGCACGGCAACAGGACGTACCTGTTCTATAACATATAGCATAGATCCCTAGGGGGCAGCAGGCAGCGGGTGAGTCTGGGAGCCTGGGTTCAGGATGCGGCAGCAGGATACCGGTGCTATCGTGCGCATGTATATATAATAAGAAGAAACTCCTTCGTGTAACATTTCTGTAATATTTTTTAACACTTTTGAGATAAACCTTAACTAAATCTTAAACGTTATACTACATGTTTTGTAACATGCATACTGTAAGATGTAGCCATAAGATAAAGAAAGATACATCGACACTCCACCGTGAACACGCCGGGGAGCAAGCCACTTGACAGGGCGCACAACATATTGACAGCACCGAACCTTGAAAACTGAATATAGAAAGCACTCAATACTCAAAACACTACAGATAGGAGGAAAAAAACAATGAAAAAAATGGTATGGTCAGATAGTTTGGGGGAACTGGTAATTGCCAGCTTTACTTATAAGAAACACCGTTATGAATGGAATGATGTGGACTGTGTATATTATGATGAAACGGAAGGGGACGAAAGTTTCCTGATGGACGTACCAGAAAATGCTATTATTGATAATAAGGAGGAAAAAACAATGACACGTGAGGAGAAATTATTTAGCATGACAATGAAGGTTCTGGCTGGGGAAGCTGAAAAGCTCGGAGTTAAAATCAATAAGAAGGGTAAGAAAGAGGACGCCGTAAAGCGTATTCTTGACGCCGAAGCCGCTATTGCCGAGAAAGCAGTTGCCCCGGCAGAGGATGTAGAGGAAGTCACTGAAGACCCGACAGCGGAACACATTGTAGAGGTAGAAGTCACTGAAGAACCCGCTCCGAAGAAAGAGCGCAAGACACGTACCAAGAAAACGTTTGAGAGCCTGCTGGCAGTTATCCCGGTAGTCATTCCGAATGTTAGCATTACTCCGAACGGAAAGAAGCGGAACGCCGTACATCTCCGCAATGCCCGCGGAACCAAGCGTATCTTCGGATATGACGGAGCAGTTATTGTAGTGAATAACGAAAAGTACCTCCACGGAGTAGTAGAGGTCGCCGCAGAAAAGCGGAACTACGGATATAGAGTAGAACCGACTGCTGCCAACATGGTTGCAATTCAGCGGAACTATGCCGCAACCTTAGCATAAAATTTAGCAAGCGGGGCCCAGCGCCCCGCACACACTCTAAACACTCAAAAACAGGAGGAATAAATTATGAGATACACACTCAATATTATATCACCGTACGGTGGATATACGGAAAAAGTAGATAGCAAGCACACGGCGCTCCGTGTATTTGAGGAACTGAAGTCCAGCCTTGTATATGGTGAGCGGCTGGAAATGATTGACGGCGACCGAGTTATCAAGGAGGTACGGAGATGATTGATAGATTATTAGATAGCATGTTGAATGTGCTCCTCTGGAATGAGGAGCACCACTTCTTTATTGATAATGTCATTATGACCGTGATTATCGCTGTAACGGCAGTCCTCATGATGGGGACATGGATGTAAGGAGGAATGAGCATGACCCAATATTTAGTGTATGATAGTAACGGCAGTCCCATGTTTTATGCGAACACACTGGAATTTGCAGTTGACCAAGCCCAGCGGTGTGGTGGATACTATAAAGAGGAGACAATGACGGAGACAGATGAAGAGTGGAAGCGACAGCCATCGGCATATGTTAACGACTGGGGAGGAATTGATTATGAGTAAGAATACGGCAATGTGGCAGGGTAAAGATAAAGAGTGGGCTTGGTGGGCATTCAACGGATGGGTAGTCAATGATACAATCGGAGCATACGGCTGGAGCCCCGAAAAGACGGAGCATGAGATTAATAACGCCCATGTTATTATCATGATGTGTATGGAGCAAGACCGTGGGGAGCACACTATCCCTACACCGTGTTATGAGTAGCAAGCGCAAGCGGGGCAGAATAGCTCCGCAAACGTCATATTGACGTTTTAAGCGTGTTTTAGCTTGCTATGTTACAATTATACGATTGACAGCTAAAACACGCTTAAAACGTGTATTACAGCGTTTTAAACGCATATTTGAACATAGCATAGCGCATAGTATGCTAAACAAGAAAGGAGAACACTATGGGCATTGAGATTAGGACGAACCAGTTAAAACTGACGCTGGAGATATATCACGACAGCGGAGATGGTGAGTACACGGAGACAGAACATATCTGGGTGAGGGATGAAACTGATAATAACACGACAGATGAGGACTGGGAGTACTGGCGCCAGCAAGTCAAGGAAGCAGTGGACGCCCATCTGAAGTACGCCAACGCAAGTGCGTACCGTATATTGCAGGAGATAGAGATACACGGCAAGGTGTACACCATTGACTTCCTGGCGGGTGATATCGTGAGGAAGCAGACGATAGAACGGACGGACGTTATAGATTGACCATATTCAATGTTTCACGTGAAACATTATGGGAAGGAGGTGATTGACCCATGTTTCACGTGAAACATTTTTTTATTGCAACCTGTCGACCCAATGTGTTATACTTTGTTTAGAACAAGTGGAAAGGAGTGTATATGTACATGGATGAGGAGGGTATGACTCTGGCGACGGAGATACTTCAGGAGTTGAAGGCAAGCGCACGGCGATGGTTTATTGCTTTTCTGATAATGCTCGGCATTGAGATTGCGACAGTGGCTGGCTTTCTTTGGTATCTGTCATTGCCGGTGGATGAAACGGTGACGGTAGAGAACGAGGACGGCAATGCTAATTATGTTGGAGGGAACGTGTCAGGCGATATCACGAACCAGTAAACTCATGTTTCACGTGAAACATTAACTGCATAGGGGGACAAAGTATACGTCCCCTTATTTTATGTTATGGGAAAGGGGGTATTGCATATGGCGAGGGTAACGGTGCGTAAACGTCGAGGACGTCGAAGGAGGCATAGATAAAGTGTCCAAGATAATGAATACTGCCAGAAAGCTCCAGACTGCTATAAATCAACAGTCTGGGGCTAAGATAATGATAAATACAACCCAGTGGTATTCTGAAGAGGCAGGGCGTGCTATCACGTGCTATATCGTGAAACAAAGCACGACAGCGGACGGGGATGAAAAGAGATACAGACGGAACGTGGAACTGTTTAGCACATACTCCCAAGTCCAGCTGGTATTGTGGTTACGTGATTATTACTATGAGTTAAACGGCTGGGAAGTGCCGACAGATAATGAACTATGGGAGAAGGTGAAACATGGGCGACAAACGGAAGCAGGAGACGCCATCAGAATTGATGGAACGTCTTGACCGAGTGACAACGGCAGACACGCCATTGACCCCTGCCGAACAAAGATTTTTAACTAGCTATATAAAGCATGGCAATGCCACTGAGGCTATGAAGGAAGCTGGCTATGAACTTGCTCCGAGTGCATATAAAAGCGCTGCCAGCAAGCTATTAGCACAACCAAACATAGCGGCAGAGGTCGAACGTGTTTTAGCGGAACTAAAAGCTAATACAATAGCGACAGCGCAAGAGGTCATGGGGTATTTTACTTCGGTTATGCGGGGTGAGATTAAAGACCAGTTTGGACTTGACGCTCCGTTATCAGAGAGAACACGTGCGGCACAGGAACTTGCCAAGCGTACTATAGACATTGAAAACAGACAAAAGGGCGAACCAGACCAGACACTGGAAATTAAACTTGACTGGTCGAGGCAATAAAGTAAAGGAGGTTTACTAACTATGATTACAAACAAAGAATGGTGGAAAGCGGCAGGGATTAGAGCAATCAAAACAGTAGCACAAACGGCAGTGGCTACCATCGGAACTTCCGCAGTCATTTCGGAAGTCAACTGGGTAATGGTAGCAAGTGCAAGCGCACTGGCAGGCATTTTATCACTGCTTACAAGTGTAGCCGGATTACCGGAGGTGGAAAATGAAAAGATTGAAGGGAATTGATGTAAGTGAATGGCAGGATACGGGCTTGGATTATGCAACAATGGCAAAGAGTCTTGATTTTGTTATCTTGCGTGAAGGTTATCGTAAGACAATGGATAAAATGTTTTTAGCGCATGTTAGGGGATTTAGTAATGCTAATGTACCGATTCAAGGCGTTTATCATTTTATCTATGCACTGAATAACCAGCAGGCAAAGGAAGAAGCACTAAACTGTATTCAAAATGTACAGGCGGCAGGTCTTCCGAAATCAACCTATATTTGGTGTGATTTTGAATATGATACTGTAGACAATGCTAAAAGAAAAGGCGTTAATCTTGGACCGAACGAGTGCAGATTATTCACAAAAACATTCTGTGATACCGTTAAAGCGGCGGGATATCCTACAGGTGTTTATACTAATTTAGACTATGCAAAAAATATGTACGGAGAAGCGTTCCTTGCTAATTATCCACTATGGTATGCTCAATATACAAGCGAACCGCTTATGAAATGCATGATTTGGCAATACAGTTCTAAAGGCAGAATCCCGGGATTCTGGGAAGATTTAGACATGGATTATCTTTATGTAGATGAAGAGTCTGTAAAGCCGGAAGAGGATACGTCTAATAAGATTAAAACTGAAGCACAGGCAATCGACAAGGTACTTGCTATTGCCAATGCTGAAGTCGGGTATCATGAAAAAGCATCTGCCGCAAATCTTAATGATAAGACAGCTAATTCCGGAAGTAATAACTACACTAAATACAATAAGGAAATGCATCAAGTACAGCCGTCTAATATGGATTATCCTGCACCGTGGTGCGATTGTTTCGTTGATTGGTGTATGTATAAAGCGTTCGGATTAGAACTTGCACGAAAAGTGTTGTGCGGTACATTTGACGATTATACTGTATATTCTGCTAATATGTATAAACAGGCAGGAAGATGGTCAACGACTGGACATAGAGGAGACCAAATTTTCTTCGCTAATTCATCCGGCATTTGTCATACAGGATTAGTTGAAAAGGTAGAAAACGGCATTGTTTATACTATTGAGGGCAATGTTAAAGATGCAGTAAGAAAACGTCAATTCAATGTTAATGACAGTTATATAGCAGGGTACGGCAGACCTAAATATAATCTGGTTGTCGGAATTTCTGATAATGATGTAAAACCTGTAGAACCGTCTAAGCCGACAGTGATAAATAAAACTCCCCAATGGGTCGGTGAAGTGACAGCCGATGTTTTGAATGTCAGAACATGGGCCGGCACTGAATATCCTAATATTAAGAGTTGGCCTATACTGAAAAAGACCAATCTCGTTGATGTATGTGATACGATAAACGATTCTAAAGGTAATCCTTGGTATTATATCAGAATCGCAGGTAAATATTACGGGTTTGTGAGTGCTAAATATATTAAACGAGTATGAGTAATATAAATATATCGTTACAAGATTGTATAATACCGATGTATGACACAGTATTACAAGACGTTTTGGAACATGAACATACACACTATGTTTTTCCCGGAGGTCGAGGTAGTACAAAATCGTCATTTGCGGGGGGCATTTGTGTCCCCCTGCTTATAATGCAAAATCCCATGTGTCATGCAATCTGTTTTCGTAAAGTAGCAAACACAATACAAAACAGTATATTTTCACAGGTGGTGTGGGGTATATATCAAATGGGAGTAGAATCATTATTTAAAATTCCTAAAACATATGCTACCCCAATAACGTATATACCCACTGGACAAAAAATATATTTTATGGGACTTGATGACCCCATGAAAGTAAAGTCCATAAAGCCGCCATTCGGTTATCTTGGAATTACGTGGTTTGAAGAATTAGACCAGTTTAGTGGAGAGAACGAATTACGTACTGTTACTCAGTCCACTATGCGTGGTGGTGATAAATTCTGGGATTTCAGAACATTCAACCCTCCGATAAGTAAAAATAATTGGGCTAACGAATATACGGATGATTGCGAAGCATTTAGACAGGATACCACACTTGTAGTAAGAAACACATATTTGGATGTGCCGGAAGATTGGTTAGGGCCACAGTTCATAGAAGAAGCAGAAGACTTAAAAACAATAAATCCAAAAGCGTATCAGCACGAATATTTAGGAGTTCCGACAGGTACTGGTGGCGATGTATTTCAAAATGTTGTTGATATGGATATGAATGAACCCACGCCTGTATTTGATGGATATGGAAATACAACTAAAATTGTACATAAATGGGAAACGTTTGACCATATTTATAATGGATTGGACTGGGGATTTGCTAAAGACCCACTTCAATTTGTTCGATGCCATTTTGATAGAAATCACCTCGACCTTTATATTTTTGATGAGTTTAGAACGGGTAAATGTAGAAATAAAGTTGTTTTTGATATATTATATGAAGAGAAGAAAAAATTAAGTAAAGAAGATTTACTAATTGCTGATAGTGCTGAACCTAAATCTATCATGGACTTCAAATCTTACGGAGCATTTATACGAGGTGCTTTAAAAGGCCCAGACAGTGTTCGATACGGTATAAAATGGTTGCAAGGCTTAAACCATATTTATATTGATAAGAGAAGATGCCCTCATGCATTTAGAGAATTTACTCAATATGAATATGAACAAGATAAAGACGGCAATTTCATTTCTGCATATCCAGATATAGATAACCACGCTATTGATGCAGTTCGTTATGCAATGGAGAAATATGCTAATAGGAGAGGTAACTAATGCATTATGATAGAGGAAAAAATCAAACACGTATATTAGAACAAAATGTACACAATCTTGTATACGCTGAATTTATGGGTGTTGGTGATTACGATATTCCCGAAATGTATCCCGTTCATATAGACAATCTGAAAGATATACCACTACAGGGTTTTAACTACGCATTAAAAGAATCTCATCCTGAAAATATTGGTGTTCATTTCTTTTTACATGATTATCAATTTGAACGTGTATGGAAATATCCAGATAGATATACTGAGTGTTTATCTAAATTTGCATTTGTTTTATCACCTGATTTTTCACCGTATGCTGATATTCCCAAAGCATTGAAGATATTTAATGTATATCGTAAAATGTGGTGCGGGAGATATTGGCAAGAACATGGGATGCAAGTTATTCCAACTATTACTTGGGGTAATGACGAAGATTTAGAGTGGTGTCTTGATGGTGTTCCAAAAAATAGTACAATAGCTATATCTACTATGGGGGAAGGTAGATGGGCAAATTTTAAAGCATTAAAATCTAATTGGAATTATATACTTGATAAATTAGAACCAGAAACCATTTTGTTGTATGGTAAAGATATATCAAGTGAACTAACGGGTAATATTGTGTTTAAAAAATTGATAAATACTAAGGTGGCAATATAATGTCGAAATATAAATATGGTTGGGATAGTTCTGCTAAGAAAAAAGTATATATGGGAAAATACGGAAATGGCGATGCAGGAACACCTAGATATTTTAAAGGTGCAGATGCAGGAACTTCTAGGCAAGCTGGCGCTAATGAAGCAATATCATTTAAAAGAGAATTTATAGGTTCTGGAACTCAAGAATATCCTTTTTATTCGGATACTAAAGGCGTACTAGTAGTACGTGCCGAGTCCTATGAAGAAGCTTGGAGAATTGCTAAAGCAAGAGGCTATAGTCGTAGAAGATATAAGAGGTAAGTAATTATGTCTATGTGGGGTAACCTAGTATCAAAGTTAAAGGAGTTAATACGTAATATGATTGGAAGTAGAACCATTCAAAATGAATTGCACGTATCATATGCTATCTCGCCGAAAATGGAAACTGCCATTCAGACTTGGACAAATCTATATTTGAACAAAGCTGAATGGTTACACGAACCGGATGAAGATAATCCGACAAGAGTTGTTTCTTTAGGACTTCCGGCTATGATAGCAAGTGAAAAAGCACGAACAGCATTATTAGAGTTAGAATCTGAAATAACTCCGATAACAGAAGAAAAAGAAGTTCCTAATCCAGATTATCCGGGTGAGATGCAATTCACTGACGGGCCGGACGGTGAAAAAATACCTTTACCTACAACTACGCAACCGGAAACAATCATAGAAGAACATACTGTGGGTGATACTTCTAGGGCTGAGTTTTTGGAGAGTCAGTATAAGAAATTAAAGAAACAGTTACGAAAACAAATAGAGTACGGCATTGCAAAAGGCGGCCTTGTTATTAAACCCTATATCGTGACAAGTAAAGAAGAAAATACTGAAGGTGAAAACAGTCTTAATGCAGATTTAGTACCGACAACCGAAATAGAATTTGATTTCATTCAAGCCGATTCTTTTTACCCTCTCGCATTTGACGCATCC